CGGGGTGTTCCTCGGCGTTGAAGCGCAGATGGCGCGGCACGTCGCCATGCATCAGCGCGCCGGTCGTCACCATCTCGGTGTAGAGCAGCGCGTGGCGCGACAGCAGGCGATGGAGGTAACGACAGTGTCTGTCGGTCCAGTCCATCATGGGTGCAACGGACAAACGCATTGCCTCTGTCGCGCGGTCCTTTCGAGGAAAATCAAGCACTGGCGCGGGGTTTTGGGGGTTCTCGTTCGTCGTCATTCAGTTTCATTCAGCGCTGTTTTTCCGGTCTCGGTGGTACATTGCGTGCCACAAAAATGGCATGTACCACCGGGAGGCCCCCTTTTGGGAACCATCACGAAGCGCAAGCGCGCAGACGGAAGCGTAGCGCACATGGCTCGCATCCGAATCAAAGAAGGCGGCGTCGTCGTCCACAGCGAGACCGAGACTTTCGACCGCGAGCCAGCGGCCAAGCTCTGGCTGAAAAGCCGGGAAACCGAGCTGTCGCAGCCCGGCGCGCTGGCGAAACTCAAGGCGCCGGACCCCACCTTCGCTGAGGCCATCCAGAAGTATGTCGCCGAGTACCGCAAAGGCATCGGCAAGACAAAGGCCCAGGTGCTCAACACGGTAGCGGCCACCAGCTTGGCGAAGCGGCGCGGCTCGACCATCACCAGCGCCGACTGGGTGCAGTTCGCCAAGGATCTCGGCGTCCTGCCGCAGACGGCCGACAACTACCTGTCGCATATCTCGGCGGTCTACCAGCTGGCACGCCCGGCATGGGGGTATCAGCTCGATCCCCAGGTCATCAACGATGCACGCAAGGTGTGCAAGGCCCTCGGCTTGACATCGAAGTCCAGGCAGCGTGACAGACGTCCCACTCTCGAAGAGCTGGACAAGCTCATGACTCTCTTCGGCAACCGGCGCAAGGGCTCGATCCCCATGCAGGAGATCGTCTGTTACGCGATCTTCAGCACGCGGCGGCAAGACGAGATCACCCGACAGACTTTCGAAGATCTCGATGAGGCGCATCCAGATATTTGGGTGCGAGACATGAAGCACCCAGGCGAAAAACTGGGCAACGATGTCCGTTGTGGGCTGACACCTGAGGCGCTGGCCATCATCCTGAACCGGCGAAAAGACGCTGGGCAGACCGGCCGCATTTTTCCCTACGACAGCGGCACCATCAGCCGCGTTTTCACCGATGCCTGCACCCTGCTGGGCATCGAGGATCTGCACTTCCACGACCTGCGCCACGACGGCATCAGTCGCCTCTTCGAGCTGGGTTGGAACATTCCAAATGTCGCCGGAGTGTCAGGGCATCGGACATGGAGTTCGTTGCGACGGTACACGCACATCCGTCACCGCAATGACAAGTACGCCTCGTGGCAGTGGCTGGAAAAGCTCGGCATCTGCACATCGACACCTAAGGAGGGCGACGAGGTCTCAGAACTAGCCAGCGCGCAGCCCTATCTGCGTGGCGAGAACGAAGTCGGCGCTAAGAAGGAACTGTTTTCGAAGCAGGTCAACGGGATTGGCCCCCTCTGAGCAGGCCAGACTAGGCTATAACCAGCTTGGTTTTTTCTAGCCCCTAGCCCAGAGATCCACATGCTGCAAGCTGAGTATATATGGCAAAGACGCGTAAAAAATTACCTATAGACATCGAGACGGAAGTGCTAATTCGAAGCCGCCGGCGCTGCGCCTTGTGCTACGGATTGAAAGGCGACTTCGGCGAAAAAATCGGTCAGATCGCGCATGTTGACAAAGACCGCTCGAACGACTCGCTTCACAATTTGGCTTGGCTATGCTTCGAGCACCATTCCCTCTACGACTCCACAACGAGTCAGCACAAGAACTACCAAGCCGCAGAGGTCAAGCAATATCGGGACACGCTGTACAGAGCCGTTGCAACCAGTTCGATCAGTGGGCCAGAGTCACTTGGTCGCTATATCGCCACCGAATCTAGTTCAACTGTCATTTGGCTTGCCGATCAAGTAGTTGTTTTGTTCGATTGGCCGCTACGTTGCGCACCAACTCTTCTGCTATACCCGCAATCACTGGCCCCACGAGAGATCTCTTCACGCGGCTTCCAAGCAACTTTGCAGGCTCCGATAGAACGGGAATCCTTTGCTTTTTTCGCAGATGCTTCACCAGCAGAATTTCGAGAAGAGGCAAAAATCCAACGCGAAGACTGGCGTTCCGCGCACCGCTAGGAGCACTTGGTGCAGTAATAGGTTTAGATATCGATAGGGGTCTGTTGCTCGTCCACAGGTCACGCGTCAGAACGGTAAATTCTCGGAGTCGACCTCTCGATGGAGATCGGACGCCCCCCCTTTTGCTACTTTCCGGTCTTAGCCAGCAATCGAGTAATGTGGTCGAAGGCTGCTAGCTTGGCTTGATCGATAGTCGGAAAATTCCGGCGTGCGTGCTCGACGCTTGAGCCATCCAATGCGGCGATCGTTGCACCGTACCCGCTGCCGCGTCCATAGACTGTGATGCGGAAGCCATCAGCCTTGATGGTCGGGTTCCCCTTCACGGACATCTTCCAGATGCGACCGAGCCAACGTGCACGCTTGCTTGTGCGGCTGCGCATCGATGCTTCGCGGTCTCTTGCTGCAGCCAAACTTCCTTCCATGTGGCCCGAGCAGACGCAGCCAACGGCCAAGGAGTCTGGATAGTCAGGATGCTCCATGTGATGGACATAGCGAATAGTTTGTGACTCGCACATTTCGCACTCTGCCTGGGGTTCGCCAAGGTCTTCAATATCGACGCAGACCCATCCCTTATGCGGTACGCCGACCATCGACCACTTCCCCCGACGATGGGCGACGAGTTCCTCTTCGCTAGGCATCGCTCCCCTCCTTCTGACAATGGACAGTCTTCCCCCTAAGCGTCTACCGCCGGCTTCAGCTCCTGCAGTAGGGTCAGCTTTGCAATGTCTCGGGCGATGATGGTCCGTGCGCAGTCCGCGCAGTAGTGATCCCAACTTCGGCCATTGCGCACTTTCAAGCGGACATCACCCATGGCGATACGATGCCGGCTGTTGGCTTGGCAGTTGTGCGACTTACCCGCGGTATCGACGCCCACTTGGCAAATCAAAGATTTAATCGCCACCGAAGACCTCCCTCTCTGCTTGTGCAACAAGCCGCGTGAAACTTGCCTCAATCTGGTCAAGCTGAGGGCGGGTGAATTCGTGCCGTTGCCGACCAGTCTGTCCCACGGAAGCGTTGACCACACGGTCAATCGCAGACTTCAGAACGATGAGATTAGTTCGACCAAGTCGCTGCAGATCTAGGCCATGGCCCTCGGCGCTGACGCCGCGTCTACTGAGAATCCTGGCCGCTTCTGTCCGTATCCGCATGTCAAGGCCACCGCGCATGGCTTGGCGTTGTGCAACCCTGGTTACAGGCACCGGCTGAAGAACTTCGCGGGCAGGGTCGAAGTCTCCAGAGATGAGACCCCGCTCCTGCAGGAGTCGAATAGCCGCCGCTGAATCCTCTTCAAGCAAATGAATTTCCTCCAGCTGCACCTCTGTCTGCGCGCGGACCTCCACTTCGTCGGCTGAACGATCGACCGGCGTGACCTCACGTTCGCCTTCAGGCTCTCCGGGGTCCAATCCTTCCAATGGCAGCAACTGGTCAAAGTAAGCTTGGTCGGCTTCGCTGTACTGCTGGAAATCTCCCCACTGCCTAGCAATGTTGGCACCTGCGTGAAAGACGACCACCCCTTGATTCAATACGTTGCCGGGGGCGTTCTGAACGATCACCCGCATGATGCGCCCCACGAACTGCACGAACGGTGATAGGTTGGCGAAGATGCTAAAGACCGCCGCTACTGCGAGGTAAGGGTGATCGAAGCCCTCACCAAGCTTTCGAACTTGCACGATGACATCGAGCTGGTGGGATTCCAGCTGCTGCATGACACGCTGGTTAGCAGCGCCGTCTTCGCGTGAATGCACGTATCCGGCACGGCGGCCGCGGGACGCATATGCTTGGACAATTTGACGGCAATGCTCAAAGTTAAGAGCTGACGCGATGATCTTCAGGCGACTTTCGCCTGACTCCGTGCGTAGGCGGTCCAGCTCGCGAATCGACGCATCCACGATGGTGTTGAGCGTCTCGGTCGAGGTCACGATGCTGCGGCGAAAATCCGCATCTTCTTCCCCGAGGCGCCGCACTTCGGCGAGGCTCACTTCGATCTCAGCGGTGCCGTCACGGCGCACGTAGCGCAGCGTGCGCGGGTTTAGCTGTACGGCCTTCAACCGCTTGACATATCCCTCTTGGATCGCCCGGAAGATCGGATACGAGTAGAGGACTCGGCCTGCCATGATTTGGCCGTCGGCCCGCATCGGCGTTGCGCTGAAGTTAACGATCTTGGCGTCGGGAAAACGCGCCTTCAGCGCTGCCCAACTCTCTGCCACGCTGTGGTGGCCTTCGTCGAACAGGATCAGGTCGAAATAGTTGTTGGGCAACGTCTGCAGCCACCGGTTCTGGTCGCCTTGCAACTGCTGAATGTTGGTGATGACTACCTGAGCGTCGTCCAGATCGCCCCGATTCGCGGTGGTGCCGCGGATTTCGACGGGCTCGGGATAGGGGCCGCCGGCTAGCACCTGGCACTTCTGATAGAACATGCTCGCGTTGCTAGGGTTAAAGTCTGCAGCCAGCTGCGCCGCGATCGCCACCCCGGGCGCGACGACCAAAGTACGCGTTGATCGGAAGGCGAAAGGGGCCAAGGTGATAGTGCCGGACTTCCCACATCCGACAGGCAGCACTATGCCTACCTCTCTTTCCGTGTCTTCCGGATTGCTCGCATAGTCAACCAGCGCTTGATAGGCCTCACGCTGCGGAGTACGGATGTTGCGGTTGCTGCCGATGTTCGGCTGCCGAGTCTGGAATGGACTAGTCATTTGGCTCTCGTGTAGGTTACGGGGCTGACTTCGAACACCAAGGTAGCACATAGTTACCTTTTATCAACCTAGGGAAAGACAGCGGGGCGAGCGAAACCGCTGTGACCTCATTGCGAAGCGCTTCCGGGCCTAGGGCACCGCGGTCGCGGTGCAATACGCCACTAGCCCACGCAAAACTCGTAAAAACCGGCACCAATGCCGCCATGTGAAAGTTTGCACCACGTCAGCACCGGTGCGGCACGGCCAGCTAACGACCGGGTCGTAAAACCAACTACCCGAAGCGAGCGGGCTCGGTGGGGGCTAGACCGCGCGCCAGGGGGCACGGGCGGCCCACCGCCCGGGGCAGCCGGTCGATATGGGTGGGAGGGGCGTGCCAGGGCGCTAGGCAGGCCGTAGCGGCCCGAAACTGCACTCGGCAGGGGCAAGGAGGCATCAGACGGGAAAAGGGCTCTATACGCGGCTTCGGCTGCTCGGCGCCGCCCATTGCTAACCGAGGGACGACGTCGGCCCTATCGATCGAGCCGCGACTCGTGCACGTCGGTGAGGCAGAATTCACCGAATACCGAGAAGGGGGCGACATGAACAAAGAAGAGGCACTACTGTCCTTTGCCGACTTATTGGAAGTCGCCAGCGTCTGTGCGCCGGAAAGGAGCTACGAAATGCAGACGGAACTCGTCGAACGATGCCGTTCAACGCGCCGTGCATTTGTCGCAAAGATGCCCCTTCGTAACCTTTTTCGCTGCGATATCTGCGGCCTTCAAGCTGGCGAGGTGCTCATGCACTTCGAAGACCCAAAGCAGCCGCTTCAGACTGAGGTAAATAGTTCCATCTGGGAAACGCCGGTCGGGCACTATGTGGATATGGACAAGTCTGAGCTGCACCGCATGCTTGTGCACGACGCAGACCTCTCGCCAGCGTTCCAGGCTCTTCTCCAACAGGCAAGGCCCCGACCTCTTGCGTTCAGGCGCCCACGCCGGGATGTCATCGCCGTGCGCCTAGATGCGATGAGGCCTCAGGCCGCCGTATTGCTACCCGCCTGGTCGACGAAGCGCACCAGCTCCTCCCCTGCCCACTCGTTGAGTTCGCGAAAGCGCTGCATCAGAGGCCGAATCTCGTTGTCGATGAACACCCCCAGCGCGTCCGGCGCATTGCCGAACCCGCCGGCGTTGGTCGGCACGATGCCCAGCAAGCCCGGCGGCACGCGGTGGGCGGCGAGCACGTCGTCCTTGCTCACATTCTTGATAGCCGCGAAGTCGTCCTTTGCTGCCACCTCGCTGACCGGAATCAGCTTCAAGCCATCGGACTTGCCTCCAGGCGCATGCAGGAACAGATTCCGGAAGTTGCCCGGCCCCTTCGCTCCCTTCAGCGCCTCACGCAACGCATCCGCATCGGTGGTGCTGACCTGGGCATCCGACAGGTACAGGATGAAGCCCGCGTGCGAGCCGTTCGCGTAGTACTTGCGCCGGAACATCGTGGCCGACTCGTTGAGCCAGGCCGACTGCAGCGCACTGATGTACTCGGGCAGGCCATAGACCTCCTGATTGACGTCGTCCTCGCGAAGATGGAAGACCGAGTCGGCGGGGAACTCATGCTCCTGATGCCAGCCCCGGACAAAGAAGTAGCAGCCCGCCTCTTCCCCGCGCCGGGTGAATTTGGCCAGCGCGTGCTGCAGCGGCAGCGGCCGACCGGTGACGGCGCGCGGCTGCTCGACGTAGGCATTGCCGAACACCAGAAAATCCAGCGCCATCGCGCCGAACGTCGCGCTCGACAGCCGCGGGTGCGGGACGAACATCCCCTTCAGCAGGTTGCGCTTCAGGAAGATCGCGGAGCCATGGTGCGGCGACGCGCGAAATGCGCTGGCCAGCCCTTCCCACGGGAGCGGCGGCTCGTACCAACGGCCGTTGAACATGCTCTCGACATAGTCGAGCAGCTGGATGCGACTCACAGGCTCGGGGTCGCCGAAGCTGAAGGCCGCGACGGCGCCACCGCCCGGCTGCGTCATCAGGTCAGCGCCCGAGGCGCCAGCACTGGCCAGCGGCGCGGCGTGCGTCGATCGGTGGGCGTGGATGCCCTTGCGTTTGCTCATCCAAAAATCTCCATGCGAGAGCTGCCGCCGACAACATCGCCGGCGAGTGTTTCGTTATCGAGCGCGTGCATCGTTGCCCACGCAAGATCCGCGTGCCCCGTCTCTTGCGAGCGGCCCGAGTCGTAGGTCACGTTCCGGCCGCTGGCCGTGAGCACGCGCTTGATGGCCATGAACGACGCCGCGATGTCGGTCCATCCGGCATCGAATTCGAGCCTGCCCTTGTGAATCACCTGCTGCGCCTTTAGCACGAGGCGTTGCTTCACCTCGATGCTGTACTGGTAGCCCTTCACTTGGGGGAAGAACTTCTCGACGATCTGGAAAACGCCCGCGCCAAGACCCGTCTTGTCGATGCCGATATGCACGACGTTGTATTGCTGCGTGACGCGCCGGATCGCCTCGGCTTGGGCCTCGAAGTCCGAGCCCTTGAACTGCTCGCGGTGCAGGATGCGGAACTTGCCGCCGGGCACCCGTGGCGGTGCAACGACAACCAGCGCCGCCGCATCGCCCTTGTCCGAAGGGTCATAGCCGATCCACACAGGGTGATGCGCGTAGGGCCGTAGCCATAGCGGCTTGACGTCGCTCCACGTCTCCCAGCTGTCGACCATGCAGGCCTGCATCTGCGCCAGCGTGAACAGGGAGAGACTGTCATCGATGAATTGGCACATGAAAAGGTTGGCGAACTCGTCGACGCTGTATTCCTCACGCAGCTCGGCGATGTCGAAGAGATCGAAGCCCAGCGCGACCGCGTCTTCCACCGTGACGATGTCGCGCCACTTCCGGTCGAGGCCCAGCGCGCCGCCGCGCAGCGCCCTGTGCGTCGTGTCGATGCGGACATGGTCTTTCTTCGCGCGGCCCTTGTTCCTGTCGTCGCCGGTCCAGAAGCCATAGGCCTCGTGCGACATGGCCGAAGGCGTCGAGAAGTAGGTCTTGCGCCAGTGCTTGTGCGAGGCCATCGCGCTCGCCAGCTTGTTGATCGTGCGAAAGCGCGGAACCCAGAAGAACTCGTCGAAGTAGAAGTCGCCGTGATACGACTGGGCCGTCATCGCGTTCGTGCCGAGGAAGATCAGCTCCGCGCCATTCCACAGCTTGATGTTCTCGCCCTTGAGCTCGACGTCGACCTCCTTCGCGAAATCGACGATGTAGCTGCGGAACTGGTGCGCCTGCGCCTTCGAGGCCGAGAGAAAGAGCTTGTTGCGCCCCTCCTTCGCCGCCGACAGCAGCGCCTCGCGCGAGAAATAGAACGTCGCGCCGATCTGCCGCGACTTGAGGATCGCGCGCAGCCGCTGGTACTGCTGATCGAACCACGTCTGATGGAACGGAAAGTTCGATTCGCGCAGCTTCGCTTCGAGAAGCGCAATCTGGTCCTCGCTGAACTCGTTGCGTTTGGGCCTGCGCTTCGGCGCCGCGTTGCGCGCCGCAATGTTCGGATTCAGGTCGCCTTCGCGCCCGGTCTGCTGGTACTTCTCGACGCGGGCCGTGCGCTCCAGCTGGCGGCCCAACAGGTCGATTTCCTTGTAGTCCCCGCCGGTCTTCTCGGTCTTCAGGATCAGCTGGACGAGCCGCACTTCGAGCGCGCCGTTCACGCGGTCAAGCGGCTGCGCGTCATCCCACTTATCGGCCTCCTTCCAGCCGTAGACCGTCGACGCCGGCACGCCCAGGTGCTCCGCGATCTGCTTGACCTTCCAGCCTGTCCACGCGAGGAACCGCGCCGCCGTGCGGGGTTGCGCCTGCGGCGTCAACGTGGCAATCTGGCCCGTCGCAGTGTTCGCAACGCTGCCGACATCGGCAACAGGTGCCACCACTTTGGCGGTGTTCGAAGCCCGTCCACGCTTGTGCGACGCGGACTTCTTCGCAGCGACAGAAACAGTCCGGCGAGTGCGGCCGGACGCAGCGGATTTCAGGGGCATGCCGCCGAGGTTGCCCGCGCGCGCGAAGCATCGCCACCACGTCCAACAGTGCCCGCCACTGCCACATACGCAGCGGCTTGAGAGCGGACGTACGCGCCGACACCATTGGCTCACCGCATCGCGAACACCACGCGGTCCCCGTTCAACCAGCAGTGAGCCAACCCATGTCCACACCCGCAAAGAAGCCGGTCTCCAAGTTCTTCCGCGTCGCCGTCGAAGGCGCGACCAGCGACGGCCGTGTCATTGACCGCGCGATGCTGGAACAGATCGCCGCCAGCTACGACCCGAACCTCTATGGCGCCCGCGTCAACATCGAGCACATGCGTGGCTACAGCCCGAACAGCGACTTTCGCGCCTATGGCGATGTCACCGCTGTAAAGACGGGCGAGGTCGAGATCGGCGGCGTCAAGAAGCTCGCCCTCTTCGCGCAGATCTCCCCCACCGATGAGCTGGTCGACCTCAACAAGAAGCGCCAGAAGATCTATTCGTCGATGGAAGTCCGGCCGCGCTTCGCCGACAGCGAGAAGGCCTATCTCGTCGGCCTGGCCGTCACCGACAACCCCGCTAGCCTCGGCACCGAAATGCTGGAGTTCGCGGCCAAGAACCCGAACTCCAACCCCTTCGCCGCGCGCAAGGAAAAGCCCGACGACCTCTTCACGGCCGCCGAAGAGTTCACCCTCGAATTCGAGGACGCGCCCGACGAAGGCGCCCTGGCCAAGTTCCGCGCGGCCGTCGCCGGCGCCCTGGCGAAGTTCGGCGCGAAGACCGCAACCGACGATGCACGCTTCGCCGCCGTCGCCGAAGGCTTCGAGCAGATCGGCGACGCCTTCGCAGCCCACGTCACGGCCACCGAGCAAAAACTCTCCGCCCGCGACAAGACCATCGGCGAACTGCAGGCCACCCTGGCCGACCTGAAGGCCAAGTACTCGGTCCTCGACACCACGCCCACCGGCACCACTCGCCCGCTGGCCACCGGCGGCAACGGCACCACGAAGACCGACTGCTGAGTCACGTCGACCCACCGCAAGCACCTCATCCGCAACACCACACAGGCAGCACACACCATGCGCAAAGAAACCCGCCAAGTCCTCGACGCCTACTTCGCCCAGCTGGCCACCCTCAACGAAGTGGCTAGCGTCGTTCAGAAATTCAACGTCGTGCCGCGCGTGCAGCAGACCCTCGAAGCGAAGATGCAGGAGTCGAGTGCGTTCCTGCAGCGCATCAACGTCATCGGCGTCACCGAGCAGATGGCCGCCAAGGTCGGCGTCGGCGTCACCGGCCCGGTGGCCAGCCGCACCGACACCAGCGGCAATCTCACGCGCAAGCCGCGCAACGTCGCGGCGCTCGACGACAACCAATACCGCTGCGTGCAGACCAACTTCGACACTGCCATCCGCTATGCGCAGCTCGATGCCTGGGCCGGCTTCCCCAACTTCCAGACGCTGCTGCGCGACGCGATCCTCCGGCGCCAGGCACTGGACCGCATCTGCATCGGCTTCAACGGCACCAGCATCGCCGCCACCACGGACCTCGCCGCAAACCCGCTGCTGCAGGACGTGAACAAGGGCTGGCTGCAGCAGATGCGTGAACACGCCCCGGAAAACGTCCTCGCCGCGGGCGGCAAGCAGGCCGGCAAGGTCATCGTCGGCCCCGACAAGGCGACCAGCGACTACGCCAACCTCGACGCTGTGGTCTACGACGCGATCACGATGCTCGACCCGTGGAATCAGGAAGACCCGGACCTCGTGGCCGTGGTCGGTCGCGGCCTGATGCACGACAAGTACTTCCCGCTCGTCAACAAGGACCAGCCGCCGACCGAAT